GAAAATCGAAGTAGGAGTTGAATAACTGCACAGGCCATCCAGCCCATACGCCAATTCCCCCATCCAGGGTTTGGCATTGCGGTACAGGTACTGCCCGGCATCTCGACCGGTGATGCTTAGTCCACGACCGTCGTGCCAGCCTTCACTACGGCGGCGCGGTCAGTCGGGCTCATGGATTCGAACTGCTTGCGGTTGATTTGCTTGTCGCCGCCAGCGCCGGCCTTGCTCTGGCCTGCGCCGCCGCCCGATGCGCCGGTGCCCTTGAGGATCTGGTCCTTGAACGGGCAGGCGCGCACGAGGTGATCGAGTGCCTCATCGAAGTCGGCGAGTTCACCGGGGCGCGTGGCCGAATAAATCTTGTTGCCGGCGGCGTCGTAGCCGACCGTCTTGCCGTCTTCCACTCGGAAGTTCGCGCCGAAGTATGCGCGCGCCATCTCGCCGGGGATCGCCAGGCGCAGCGGGTGTTTGTCGTCGGTCAGCAGCTTGGAATTGGCGAAGCCGCTGCCGATCATGTGGCTGTTCAGCTCACCGGTGCGCTTCTCCAGCGTGGCGGTCAGTTCCTGAATCTGCGTTGCGCTCGCCTTCGCTGCGGCAGCGACCTGCTCCTGTGCGCTGCGGGCGGCGGCGTCCTTGATTTCCTGCACCTGGGCGGCGGTCTTGAGCTCGCCGGCATTCAGGTTCTTGATCGTTTCCAGCGCCTTGCGGGCGTCCTCGGCGTTCTCGATGCCTTCGAAGCCTTTCAGTTTTGCCTCAGCAGCTTCCTTCGCCTCGCGATGCGACTTGGCCTCGCCATTGAGGCGGCCGATCGTCGCGATCGTAGTGTCGGCATCAAACGGCGCTTCGCGGCCGTCGCCATAAACGAAAATCGGTAACTTCTTTTCGGCATCCACTGCAATGGTGCCGTCAGCATTAAATTTGAATGGCATAGTCTGACTTCCCGGGCATCCGCCCATCAAGGTGGCCTTCCTGGCCGTGCACCGCATCGCTTCCGCTAGCGGCATGAAAAAGCCACCTGGTTGCCCGAGGTGGCTTTGGTATTCGATTACCTAGCGCTGGATTTACGCGCCAGTCTTATCGGTGGATCTATTGCGCTGCGTGTCAATCCGGCCTTTCTCGTCTTCCCATGTACGATCCGCCGAAATAATCCCGCGCCGCTGGGCCTCTTCGAACTTGGTTTCGTCGCTGATGTTCATCCCGACGACGACCTGCATGGACGCCTCAGCCAGGGAAGCCACGCCGAAGTCGTTGAATAGAGTGATGTGACCGCCAGTCGGCAAGTTCACCCAATCGGCTTTGATCTGCAATGCCTGGTCGAGCGCGTCCTCCAGACCGAGGGTAATGCGCTGTAGAACGCACATGCCAACCGCGTTCTCAGAATTCGTTTGTGTGGCAGTAACACGCCCCGGTTTGATAACCAGCAGCTCCCCGCCAGCCTGCCGAATCTGCTCTTCGAGCGTGTTCAGCTCATCGCGGCCGACCTTGACTGACTCGGCGGAGCCTTGCACGACCTTCAGATCGCAGCCAGCAGGCAGTTTGATGAAGTAGTCTGCGCCAATCGTGATTTCGTCATCTTTGACGTTTTCGGCGCCGACAAGTGCGGCCATGCGGACCCGCGCAAACTTGACTGATTTTTGCTGGTCGCTCGACTCCTGCCAGTGCTGCACGTTCAAGTATGCGACCTTCGCGAGAGGTGGCTTTCCGACCATAAAGGCAACGCGCTTGCCATAGAACGGCACAAACGGAACCTTGTTCAGGGTCGTCACCCCCTCGTCGTGCTGGACCCATTCCTTTTTCTTACTGTCCAGGCGCCACGTCGACCACTTGCCGGGTTCCAGCACGCGAATTTGCTCGACTTCCTTGGTATTGAAGTCGCCGTCGTCCTCCTCCACGACTTCAAGGAAGCGAAATTGTGTCAGAGTCCACTTACCGTTTTCGCACTTCGCCTTGGCGCCGCGAAACTGGTGCGCATGAATCTGCACGAAATATGGACGTAGACCAGCAGCTTTTTCGGTGGCACGGGTAACGACGCCATCGGCCGTCCGCTCCAGGGTGCTGGTGTCAGGACAGTCCACCAGAATCCCGCCGATCCCATACCCCATTGCAGCTTCCATGCAGTCAGCCGCGAATGTGTCGATGTTGCGACCCTGCAGATCGACGTCGTCGAGCCATTCACGGATCTGGTCGGGCACATCCTTACCGAGAGTAACCGGCTTGGAAAATGGCTTCGCAGCGAGCGTTTCAACGGTGCGTTCGTACGCCGGGAACAGGACGGCTGTCGACAACCGACGCGCGTACGCTTGGTCCGTCTCATTCTCCCATTGAGGCAAATAACGCGGCCCAGCGGCGCGCATCGCTGGCGTACCTCCCAAGAGGGCGCGCGCCAAATCCCATTCCGCCTCCATCTCAGTGACGGACTTAGATTTTGTGCTTACGTCACTCATAGGGTTCCTTACATGCTCAGCGGTCTTATCGTCGCGATGCGCTTCACGATCAGTTCGGCGAAGGCGCGCGACAATCCGTCTACTTGGTCATCGTTCGAGCCATTCGGAAAAGTACGTAACTCGGCGACAAATGCTGCATTCCAGTCGCCACGCAGCATCGACAGGTTGCCGACATTGACCTGGGCGGCTACCGGCTCGGCGCGCGTCACCTTGTCGCCGGTTTCAGGTGACGTGACCACGTTGTAGCCAGCGAGCGCACGCGTGAGGTATAGAACCTGCGTCTTGCCGGCCTGCCCCGGGTCTTGCGGGATGCTCTGTTTCGTCTTCTTGCCATCGAGCGCCGCCGTGTTCACGAGTGCGGCATCGCGCGATTCCGGCCCAGCACGCAATCGAACCACATCCGCGACAACAAAACTGCCGTCAGCCAGGCGACCAAGCTTGACGCCAGCGGTGTAGTCACCATCCGTCGTGCTCGCAAGGTCCCAGCCGCGAACCCAATCGATATCACCGGCCGGCAGTGCATCAATCACGCGTAAGTGCTGTGGCTTGAACAAATCGCCATCAAGCGGCGTCGGCCGCTGTTGATACAGCGCCGCCCAGGTCCGCGCGTTTTGCTCGAACTGCGCCCAGTGCTTGCGGTCGAACCATTCCGGCCACAGATATTCGCCGTGCTTACGGCCAAGCGGATCGTTGTCGACCTCGCATCGCGCCTGCAGGCAGAGCACTTCCCACTCGTTGCCGTCTTTACACAGGATGCGGCCGCTCTCGCCTTTCCAATCTGACGGCAGGATGCGGCCGGCGATGTCGTCCTCGTGCCAGCGGGTCTGGATCAGCACGATCCAGCCGCCAGGAATGAGGCGCGTCTTGAGGTCGTCCTCGTACGCGTCCCATGTCTTCGCGCGGACCGTCTCCGAGTTGGCCTGCTCGCGACCTTTGATCGGGTCGTCGACGATGATGCCGTTGGCGCGATTGCCGGTAATGCCGGACAGGATGCCGCACGCCATGTATTCGCTGCCGTTGGTCAGCGCGAATTCCTGCGCGGCCTGCGATTCGTTCGCGAGCTGCGTGTTGAAAACGCCCTTGTATCGCGCCTGCCGAAGAATCGACCGGGTTCGGCGCCCCATCTTGCGCGCTAGATCATCGCCATAACTCGCCAGGATCAGCTTCCGGCCGCCCTGCTCGCCTAAGTACTTCGACGGGAACACGACCGACGCATACGTCGATTTAGCGCTTCCAGGCGGCATGAAGATCATCATGCGTCCGTGCCGCATCTTGCTTACCGCGTCGAGCTTTTCCAACAGCAGCCGATGATGGTGCGCGATCGTCGTTTCGACCGGCTCGAAAATCTCGCTATCGGGATTATCACCAACCGGCCGACCTGGGACATCGATCGCATTGACGTAGTGCAGGATGTTCTCGCGCGCCCTACGCCGGATCAGAAGTTCCTTCGCCGCGGCCTGTTGCGATGGCGAGGAGTTCATCGTCGGTCATGTCCTGCAGTTTTCTGGATTCTGTCTGGATAGGCCCACCATTCGGGCCACTGATCTCGGTGCGGTCCTTGAACATGCCAAGGTGGCGAGCAACCTTCTCCAGCGCCGCCATCTGGTCGTGCATCTTGACCTCAAGCCCGTCCTTACCAAGCTTCACGCCAGCGTACATCAGCCTGGCGCCACCTTTGAGGTTGCGCGTGTCCTGCACGTGCATTGAGCCCTTGCCCTCGCCCTTGCATTCAGGGCACTCGGGGTTCGCGGCCTTGAGCCTGTCGAAGCCGAAACCACCTTCGCTGGTCGGCTCGGCGTTGTTCTTCTTCGCTGCCTCAATCTTGGCCGCTTCGAATTCGGCCTCAGTCCACTGGTAGAAGTGATCGATGCCCCAGCAGTGACGGCAGCAGTTGCGGCGGTACTGGACAAGATCGTTCGCATCAGCGGTGGCGATCTGCCACAAACGCTGTAGCACCATATCCTGCGTAATCTCGGTGCGCGTTTCACGTGCCTGCATTGCAGCTTCGATCGCGGCCATGATCCTAGTTTTACCTAGTAGCTCCGGCCCAATCTTCCCGGCATTGCGCTCGCTATACCCGGCGCGGATCGCTGCCTGGGTCGCGTTCAAGTCGATCAGATACTCGTCGACGAAGCGCTGCTGTTTGGGGGTAAGGGCCATGCGAGTCTTCCTTGCGGGCGCCTCACCGCGTGGTCAAAACATCAAATATAGGTTTGCGGCGAGCGGCGCTAAATCAGGAACTCGATCTTGTCGTGCTTCGCACGGTTTTCATCAGCCCACATGGGCCTCAGGTTTGAAAGAGCGTGAATCACTTTGGCATCCGTGATCCCATTCCGCACAAACTCAATCACCGGGATGATGTGGTCAATGTGGATTTCGGCCCCAACAAGATCCCAACGCATGCCTTTGGTGAACTGACGCTCTATGTGTGCGCGTAGCTCGTTTGCTGTATATCCGAGCATCGCCGCACAGCTGGCGTTAGCTGGGATGCTCTTGTCTTTCAATAGACGATGCAGACTGGTTCGCTGCCATGCGAGAAGGCGAAGCACCGGGAATTCTGCCCACCTGGCGCGCCTATAGGCCAGAACCTTGTCACGGTTCGCGCGGTAGTAACGGATACTTGCAGCCCTGTGTCGTTTCGCACCTTCTGCAGTACTACGCCGAACTGCGGCCGCAGCCTTGCCTAGAGCTCGCACATTGCCTCGGTTCGCATCAACCCACTTCATCCTTGTCGCGTTTTGGCAAAGCTTGCATTTCGATCGCCGGCCATGCTTCCCGCAAGGATGAAGCGCGAAATCCGATTTTGGTTTCTGAATTCGGCAAGTCGTACAGGTAATGCGAATCTCATCCGATCGATTCTTGGACTCGGCCAGGGTCCGCTCGCGCTCAGCATCGGTCATCCCAGCATCTCCTTAGCGAGAAGGAGAACACGCACGTACTCGGCCGCCCATGCTGGCAATGGCGAATGACCTTGCATCCACCGGCTAATCGTCGTCGCATCAACGCCAGTTCGCCGAGCGAATTCGGCCTGACTCCAGCCGAGTTTCGAAAGGGCGTCTTTGAATTTTTCAGGTTTCATGCGGACATATTAGCACCGCGCGTATGTTTTGCGGCGCTATCATCTGCATTTTGCCTATTCAATGACTCCCCGCGTATCAGCCGGCGAGCGACGTGCACATTGCCGACTTCGAAGCATCCGATCTTGTCGATGCGCTCCAGGCGCAGACGGTCATCACCGGCGCCGCGGTGCTCGTCGAGGATGCGCTCGCCCCATGTATCCAGCCAGTCCTTGAACGTCAGCCGGTAGGCGATACCGCGCTTCTCGGCGTTCCTCTTGTTCTGCTGGTAGAGGCGGAACAGGTTGTCGAAGTCCATATCGACCGGCCTACTTCGACGGTCGGATCAGCATG